TCTCGTATCGCTTGGCCTGAAGTGCCGCGTCATCACCCGACGAGGTGGGCTTAGCGGCGTTGACCATCTGCTGGATATCGCCCGCAGACATGGTGCGCATGTCGTAAGCCTGTTTGCTCGTCTGCATCGAGGAGACGAAGGCATCGTAGCGTGATGCGCCTTCCTGCGGACCGTAGGCGTCGAAGAACTGCTGCTGTGTCGGCGTCGCGCCCGTATACTGCCCGGTGGAAAACATGGCGGCAGGGCCATTGGTGACGGCTGTTTCAATGTCAAACTTGTTGTCTGCCGCAATCTTGTTGCGGGTTGCGTCCGCCTTGGTCTGGACAGCGTATTTCTCTTCAGGCGAGAGCGTGTCGTAATAATCCGGGTTCTCACCGCCGCCGGCCTGGCGAGTGGCAGTAGCCATCCTGGCATCGGCCCAATCCTTGACCTCACCAGCCGTCTTGCCTGCGAGGATGGAACGATTGGCAGCAATGGCCTGCGGGCTGAAGATGGCGCTTACAGGGGTGTTCGCTGGCGCCTTGGCGAGCTTCTCCGCAACCCCGTAACCGCTGAAATGTGCAAGATAGACTTCGCCCGGCGTGGGCTCGCGGCCAAGGTCTCGCCTCAGCCCGGCGATATTGTCAGCCGTCAACCGTGCGCCGGCATCCGCATTCGCTTCCGCGTCGAATTTGTTGCGCAGATGGTATTGGTTCGCCGTGCCGTCCACGAATTGAAACAAGCCGCCGGCTGAAGAGGAACTTGACTGAGCGTTCGGGTTCAACCCACTTTCGATCTGAGCGATGCCGAGGGCGATGCTGGGGGGCACACCGTACTGCCGGGCCTTAGCAGCGATCATGTTGCCGATGGCGCCGCGCGGTCTTTGGAACGCGTCAGGGTTGGTTTCGGCCTCCAGTTCGGCCCGACTGAAATTGGCCTTGTTGATATATAGCTCCCGGCGCGCTTCAGCCTGGCTTGGGTCGAGCAAGCCCGACGCCTGTCCTTGCTGAATAGCCCCGGCGATGTCCGCCTTGGCCTTGGCCCTGACATCTGGAGGCGTGTTCGGATCGACATAGAGCCGGCGATTGGTCTCCAATGCATTGTCGAAGGCGGCCGTTTCGGCTTCGCGCTGCATCGTGACGCCATGATCATTGATAGCGTCGTTGACGCGCAACGCGTCCGTGCCAGCGCTGAGAGACCAGCGCTCGCGCATCTGCGGGTCTCGGATCAGGTTTGCCGCGTTCTCGACGACTTCGCTGGTCTGCGCCGGAGCCCGCTTGTTGTAGGTCGAATAGTCTGGGTCATATCGGAAGTCGTTCTTTATTCCGATAAATCCCTTTTCCTTTTCGGCTTCCGCGCGTGCAATATCGACTACGTTCTGCTGCTGGCGCCGTTCAGCCGCGATCCCTTGGATATCAGCCCCGAGACTGGCGAGCCCCCGCCCGATACCGCTCGTATCGATCTGGGCTATCGCCCTGCCGGAGCGAAGGTTCTCCGGTCCGCTCAAATCGAGCTTGGATGGAAGGCGCGCCATCAGCCGAACACACCTGACTTAGCCATGCCGCCAGCCATGGAGCCGAAGCCGCCCAGAACCGAACCAAGCAGGGATGCATTGCCCGACATGCGGCGAGCCTTAGCGCTGTCCCTCAGCCCCGCCGCTCGGGAGTATCCGCCGTACATGGCCGTCTGCGCGTTGTAGTCGGCCTCTCCCGCCGTCTGCCCCATGAGCTTGACGATGGTGGGCGCGTCCGTGCCGGCACCCGCGCCGGATGCAGCTGCAAGGGCCTGTGCGCGCGAGTTGAGGATTTCCCCTTCCTTGCGCTTGGCGATGGCGTCGCGCTGGGCTGCGGCAACCTCTTCCTTGGCTTTCATGTCCATCTGCGCGGCTTCGAAGTCGGCGGACTGCTTTTCCGCAGCCCCGGCCGCTATCGTCCCGGCGCCGGAAAGAACGGAGCCAAGCGCGCCAAGGAGTTCCAAACCGGACATCAGGCCGTCACCCAACTTTGCATCGGAAAACCTCGTTGCCGTTCTCGGTGGCAAAGAACTCGAACCCCGCCAGCTTGATCAGCCTTGGCGCGGTTTCATATTGCGGATCGCGGATCGCGTAGACGTAGCGCTCGCCCAGCTGAGCGGCCTTCTTCATGAACTTGCGCGCCATCGACAGGATGGGGCGCGCATATTCCGGTTTCGGCGCAGTTACGGTGAACCATATCCAGCACCGGTCATTGCCCCATGCCAGGCCACCGGAGCCGACAATGACATCATCATCCACTCCGACATAGGCGATTGCCGGCCAGTCGATCTCAATGTCCAAGGCCACCGCAACGCTGTACGGGTCGGCGTGGTGGATTGTCAGCATCAGCCGTTGGTGGTCACGCCGATAACAAGAGATATTAGAGTCATTGTATTTGGTGAGGAGCATTCGACACAGACGCGACTATCGGTATTCCACTCGCCAGGAAAGACGAACGGCTCTTCGTCATCGACATCGCTCAAGACGATGGCCTGGGCCGTGGTGAACCCCTGTTGTACCGGAAGCGGGAACAATGGGCGCTCGGTATTGTCGAACTGTGAACCGTAGCGAACACCAGCCCTGACGAAATCCGTCATGACCAGGCCGAGCTCATCCACCTTCTTCTTCTGGAGCATCGCCGTGCCGCCAGCCGCGCCGTATGCCAGCTTTGCCGATTTGTAGCGAGCGGTGTACGGAAGGCCGGCTACCCAATTCGTGACCGCCGCACCGAGCGTGATGTTGCCGCTTCCGTCCACGGTATAGGTATTCGGCGTGGTGTAGCCATCTGCCCCAAGCGTCACCAGCGGTGCGCCATCGGCCCAAACCACCACGCTTTCCCCAATCAGGTGCGTACCAACGGCTATGGTAGCCGATGCCGGGGAATTGATGCCGTGAGAGAAGGCATCCATGACCTTGCAAAGCGTCGTGGGCTTCACTTCGCTATCCAGCGCCATCTTCTCGATATAGCGGACTGTCGAGCCGTTCACGGTGCGGTTGACAACGAAATAGGTCCTATCCTGGTCATCCGCAGGGAGAACGGCAACGCTTTCGAACTCGCCGTCCGTTTCCATGGGGATGAAGGCCAGCACCTCCTCCAGGGGCTCATAGACGACACAAACGCAGGACCCGTCATTGTTGATGACCCAGATGCGGGTATCGGGTCGGCGCTGAACGGCAAGCGTCTTGATGCCGGAGGTGAAGAGGTCAGTCGCCAGCTTGCTCATCTGCGTGGCGTTGTAGTCCGAACTCTGCCCGTCAAAAGACAATTCGAACAGCGCCTTTGACGAGCGATCGACAAACAGGCCCCTGGTGTCCACACGAGCCGGGTCGATTGAAGATGCGCCCGTGGAAGACGAGTCCTTGATGGAAAGGTTGGTAGGCGTCAGTGGTTCATCGAAGGATGACGACTTGACGGTTGAGACAGCCCCTTCCGTGCCCACAAGAAGCCGCTGGAGGGCAAGCAGCCATTGCGTGTCATTCACGCCGCCCGTGGCTATGGAACGCGAGATAGGCCCGCTATCGCCTTCGGTAGCATCATCGAAGTCTTCGAAGCCATCGGAGACCGAGCCCCACAACCTATCAGAGCCAGACCACCACAGACGACCTTCCGCAAAGCTCACGGCAGAAGGCCATGTTTGGGCGGCCGACCATTCGCATTCGCGCCAGTTGTCGGTAGGATTGGTGCCGTGCAGCGGAGACAGGATTTCAACATCCACTGACGTTGAGCTGTTGAACGCCGTCACGCGGCAGATGCCGGAACCCGCACTCGCGCCATAAGTCACGTTGATGGTTGCAACACCTGATGTGTAGGTCCCCTCTTCGAATCCAAGCCGATACCAGATGATGGCATTGTCGCTGTTATCGTCGTTATTGGTCGATGCCAGGTTTGTGGTGATGTCGATGGTGGATGAGCCATGCTGATAGGGATACGGCTTGAAGCCCCTGTCATCGCCATCGAAAGAGCGCTGCCACCGAAGCGTTCCCGACCATGTTCCGGTGACGGTGTATGTCCACTTCCGGTCATTCCAATCGGTGCTGGAAATGCCGGTGACCTTGAAGGCATCGGTGAACTGCCCTGCCCCTGCCAGTTGCGTCGAACAGGAAAAGCCCTCATGGAACAGCGAAAACAGCGTGCCCACATGATCGGCCGTGAAGAATGGCGCCGACGCCGTGAGAGTGCCATTGCCCTCGGTGGCGCTCGGGGTGATCTTGACCGCCCGCGTCCTGTCGAGCGTGAACGGCCCATTGTCTGGCTGGTAATTGACGACGGACCATGACCTGGTGGAGCGGCGCTCGATGCGTTGCGGCCGGTAGCCGTCGCAGGCAACGAACACCACATCGGCCGACTGCGCGAAACGCATCGTCCACAGATCGGCCTCGAGCCAGTTCGTGGGCAGCGTCATGATGCCCGCCGCCTCCACGGTGACGCTATCGACGCGCTTCAACTGCTCCAGTTCGGATTGGAACAGCAGATAGAACGACGCCCCTGTGGGCGTGAAGGCCAAGGAATGTGTACCCGTCCGCAGGATCGTTTCGTTGATGTATTCGTCACCGCCCGATGTCGATCCTACACGCAGCGTTACCGGGCCGCGCTCGACAACAATGCGAAGCGCATGTTCAGTCCCGATCTCATTGACGGTGATGGTTTGCGCGGCTGAGGCTTTTGAGCCCCGAGCGAGGGCTGTCAGGTTGAGATAGCCGCCAGAGACCGTGCTGGTAGCACCCGACGTTGCGGTGAGCGTCCAGCCGGTGCCCGACGAGAAATTGCCGTTGGTGATTGCCGCCGTGACGGTTGGGCGCGTTACCAGCACGTCATCCACCTTGACGCGCAGAAGCCTGTCGGTGAATTCCATCAACGCGGCGTCCGTCGCGCCGAAGACGAATTCCTTCAGCCGGCAGATATTGTTGCTGTCCGTGGTCGAGAGGTATTCAAGCCCCGGTCGCATGAAGGCGGGGCCGCTGGTGAGAGGAAGCAGATTGGTCTGGATTTCGGCCGCAAGCCGCATGCGCTCCAGATCGACGCGGGCAAGGTGCTTCTTGTCCTGAACGCCTACGCAAAAATGCTGGAGGTACGTGTTGACGCGTGGCATCTAGAGGCCGCGCCTCGTGCCGGTCAGCGAACCCCTGCGGAGCCGGGAGCGTACCAGCCGGCCGGCCGGCGTGTAAGCCACGCGCTCGTCCACGGCGTCCAGGGTCTTGGCTTCAGTCAGGAGAGTCTTGGCGAGATTGAACAGATCGGAGCGTGTTCCCTTGTCGGAGGAAATCGGCAGCGAGCATTGGAACGCCAGATAGGCCGCAAAAGCCTCCGCGAACGGCTGCCGCCATGCCCCGATGTTCCACCCGTAGGCATCGCCATTCGAAACATAGCGCACATAGAGCGTGTCGCTATTGGCGTACCAGTAGGAGGTTTCGTCGGCGAAATCCTCGAAGCCGATGCCGAAGTCAGGATCTGTGTTGATGTTGACGGTTCGGACCCAATCAGCCGGCTTGGAGAACGCATACTGATAGCCGAACAACGGCTCCACATCTTCATCAGCGCTCAATTGCGATGTGCGGATGGCGAAGTTCCAAAGGCCCTTGGCGAGCATGTATTCGCCGGCATCCTGCCATGCATCGTCCAGCGCATAACGAGCGGGGCTCACCTCTGTGAGGCTTGCCACGCCCGCTGCGTTGCCGAGATAGCGTAGCGCTGATTTGTAGATGGAGAGGCGAGAGGCCATGTCAGGCTTCGCACTTCATGGTCACAACCTCACCGCCCGTACTATCATCCAGCAGTGCAGCTATCTCGACTGCCTTGGCTGCATCGGCGCCCATGTACATGGCGGCATTGGCCGCTGGAGACCCACTACCCCATGCGCCAAATTCAGTCGTGACATCGAAAGATGCGCCGGCCTCATAGATCGTGAGAGAGCCAGTCTTGCGCAGTCGAATGATCGTAGACTCCGAAAGCGAAGGTCTGTCGCCGCCTTCGCCATTTTGAAGCCAGCGGATGAAAGCCACCGCCTCAGCATAGGTGCCAGTGACGCCCGCAACGTCGCCGGATGGCAAACGGAAGAGTTTGCTGGCCGAATATCGATGTATCCAGCCGCCGTTCATCATCCGACTGTCGGCGGCCAGGATGCCCCCGCGATAGGCAATGGTTGTCATGCCGAGAGGCCCGAAGCCTTCTGGGAATGCGCGATTGCAGCCGCTACAGCTTCGGCCCGCGTCTTGTGATCCTTGCTGACCACCAGATGCGGATCGTTCGTCATGGCACGCCATTTGTGGGCCGGCGCGAAATTGACGGTGTAGCCTTCGGGAGGCTGAGGCGCGTCTTCCGGCAGTTCGCCTGTCTGCTCAATGACCGGCTTGACCGCGGTCTTCGTCAGATCGATCGCATGAAGGAGCGCCGTCTTGACCCAGCCTGTGCCGCGCTCCACAACAAGCAGATGCAGGCGCCAGGAGCGGTCTTCCGGCGTGACGATAACTTCGTCATCGACCGTGACCTTGGAAAAGATGTTGGCCCAATTGCCGGGGATGGAGACATCCTCCATGGTCATGGAGTTCGGAACCACCATGCGCCGAAGCGTGCGGGTGTAATCAGCGCTGTTGAGCGCCGTCTGTGCGGGGATCTTCATTTGGTGCCTCATGGATTGGGAGCGGTTCGGGGGCCAGCACAAGGCCAGCCCCCACGACCGCGAGGGAGGCAACCCGCGACCGAAGCCGCGAATTGCTTATCAGGTGATCGCGGTCGGAGCCGCCACCGTGGCAGCCGCGCCGGAAACCGACGCAACCTGGTAGCGTTTGTATTTGGCGGTGCCGGTGTTGATGGCGTCCACCAGATCGCCGACGCGCATGCCCTTCGTCACGCCGTCCGAGAACCAGGAAGCGCCGGTGATGGTGGCGTCCGAGTCCGCAGCGGAGTTGAAGTACATGAACACGCGCGGCATGTAGCCGCCGACCGGGTTGATGGTCATCGCGAGATTGTCGGGAACGTATGCCATTGGTTCGTCTCCTTACGTGGCAACGAACGCCGAGCCGTCGTGAGTGATTTTCACGATGCCGGTGTTCTGGAGGATTTTTGCTGCGTGGAAGACGGTGGCGCGAGACCAGGACGTGTCCTGCTTCTCATCGTACCCGATGGCGATCTTCTCCTCGCCAACGTTCACCGCATAGCCGATGGCGTCGCGGTGGAACATATAGCAGATTTCCGAAGAAGTGCCGAGGCCGGTGATGCGGCTGGAGACGGCCCAATTGATGCCCATCCAGCGGAACATCTTGCGGGCCGGGCCACCGAACGGCTTGACATCCACGTAGTCGCCCGAAGCGAATTCGGTCGTCTGCATGAGATAGCCGCGAAACGCCGGGGAGATGACGGCGAACATGTTGTTCTCGTCTTCCACCGGAATGTCGGCATTGCCAAGGATCGCCTGGGCGCCGGTAACGGTTGCCAGGGAGGCAGTGCCGGTGCCGAAGTCCTGCGTGGCGTTCGCCAGTTCGGCCAGCATCGTGAGATCGATGTCGCGGTTGATGACCGCCATCGACGCATTCTGCATGACGCGCTTCTGGTCGCCCTGCGAGGCGAAAATGTTGAACCCGGTCAGCTCATACGGCGCATGCTTTTCAACAAGCGTCGCGGTAACCTGCGAGTTCGTGGGGTTGCCATACGGAATCTGGCCGTTGGTCCCACGGCTGACTGCGGTATCCGTACCGGAACCGGAAACGAGGAAGGTGGCCTGGTTGCCACTGATCACCGATTCCTTGGTCGTCATGGCCTTGAGCAGGCTCACGCGCTGCTCGAAAGCCCCGATGAACTCTTTCCGGTACTGGATCATTGCGGCTTCGATAGCCATGATCAGTTCCTTTCAGTGTTGAGGGGTTTTGGAGCCGCTGTCGTGCAGGGTGGCCGAAGGCGTTCCGGGGCCTTTGCAGGGGTGGCCGGTCGGCTTGTCGGGGCTTCACGTCATAGGCAGAAGGATTGCTTTGCGCGGGGCCGTTTCCGGGGTGGCCGTGCAGGCAATAAAAAGGCCCGCCGAAGCGAGCTTTGTTCACTGACGGGCTGTCAGGAATTCCTACTTCTTGCGCTTCAACTCGCGCTCAAGGATCTGCGCGTACTCCTTGTCGAGACCCTTTTCATAATACTCATCGGTGCCGATGATCTTCTCGATCTCCTCCTTGCGCGCGGTGTGCTTGCGCTCGCTGTCGGAGGACGTGAAGGCCACATCGCCGAACTTCTCGCGGCCCATGTCGGCGGCCCATGCGATGAACTCGGGGATATCACCAAGGCGCTTGCCATCCACGCGCGCCTCAGCCCACTTGGCGCCTACGCCGGGAATGCCCTCGATCCAGCGGCGGGCAATGGTGGTGTTGGCCTTGTATTCGCCGTGCGCCCAATCCTTGCGAAGGGTGTCCTCCGCTTCTTCCGCAGCCACCTTGTCCGTCTCGGATTGCTTGGCCTGGAGCGTGTCCATCATGTCGATGTACCACTCGGAGGCGATCTCAACGACATCAGGCCGGGCGCCCTTGGCGTGGGCGAATTCGGTGAAGCTGGAGAGGATCGGCTTGTCCTCGTCGGTCAACCGCTTCTGGACTGCTTCCGGCAGTTTGTAGCCGGTCGGATCGTCCGGGATGCCTTCGGCCTTGCGCCATTCGGCCATCGCCTTTTCGTCTTTGCCGTCCGGCTTCGCTGGCCGCTGCTGGCCAGACCTGATTGTGGCCTGTGCCTCACGCAGAGCCCGCGCGACCCCCTTGGGTGAACCATAGCGAGAAATGGCCTTGGCGACATCATCGTCACCGCCAGCCATATCCTCGCGCCAGTTGTCGCCCCATGGGGATTTGGGTTCCGGCTTTGGGTCGGCGGGAGGCGGATCAGCCGGGCTGGGCTCAGGTGCCGGATCGGCCGGCTTCGGGTCGAGCGCTGGCGCAGGGTCCGGTACAGGGTTGGGGTTCGGCGCGTCTGCCAAGTCAGTCATTCGGTGCCTCTTGCCTCTTGCCTCGAACTGGTTTTGGCGGCTTGCCCTCGACTGCCTTGAGGGTTTCCGCGCGGAGCATTTTCACGATCTGGGCGCCGACAAATCGCCTGCCCTCAGCGAATGCCGTGGCGTGACTGTCCTGCTTGCGGTAGCTCAGGTCGTAGTAGTTGCTGGCCTGGTTGATGATCCAGTCCATGGCCGTCTGTTGCTGGCCTTCATTGGCCTTGCCGGCGATCACGGCGCGAACCGCCATGAGAATGTCTTTGTCATAGGCGGCCGGCGAATGTGCTTCCGTCACCAGCCCAGCGCCTTCGCGATTGCGGCGCAGACCGCGATGTAAGTCAGCACCATTGCCAGCACGACGCCGCCAACGAAGGCGGCAACGATTGCCATGATGATAAGTGCCGCGCTCATGGAGACACGAGCCATTCGCTGCGGAACTCGCCACACCAGTCATCGGAGTACGTGTCCGAATGGCTGCAAAACTCTCTGACGTACCCAGGCTCCATAAATTCTTGTATGGAGTCGTCCGCTGTCTCTACGCCTGTCATATGCGAATAGATCGCTGCGATGCCCTCTATAAGCCTCTGTGGCGTGCCCTCAGGCTTTGGGGGGAACCGACGACAGGTGCCCATACCGCCGCCATATCCCTCCCAGAAGATGCAATTCTTGCACTGGACGTGCTCAGGTTTAGCCATAGTTGCCTCCTATGGGTGTTTCTGTTCTTGAGCCTTTACGAACTTGACGATTGCCAGCGATGTTTCACGTGACATATCCGGCTTGGATGCGCAGCCCGCGAGGAGCAGGAGCGCCAGAATCAACCTCACGCGGCCACCGCTGGCGGCTGGATCATGCCGGCTTGCTGGAGTGCCACGGACGCATCCGCGACGTTCTTGCCCACCACAGCCCCGCCCTGTAGCGCTGTAGCGGCTTGCGTAAGGCCGTCGATGGTGTTCTGTTGGTCCGTGGCGTCCTGAACTGTCTGTTCGTCATTGAACCAGTCTGCGGGCGCCTGCGTGCCGCGCACGGCATCCTTGGTGGCCTTCTGCCAGTCAATGAGCGTTGCCACCGTCTTGTCGATCTGTGCAGCCCCGGCGACGATCTGGATGGATTCCTGAAATGCCTGGACGTTCTGCCGACCCTCGGCGGTGTTCAGCGGGCCTTCGAAGGTGAACGTCACATCCGCTTCGCTCAACGCCCTTGGCATTTCATCGATGTTGAAGGCGTTGTTCCTGATCGCCATCTGGAAACCGATGTCCAGGAGAGGCAGATGGTATTCGCTCTCGATAGGCCCGGTGAACGGCAGGATGGCGCGGCGGTATTCCTCAAGCCTTGCCTGCGTCTCGAAGGCCGTCTTCTGCTGCGGCGGCAGCGTGATCTTGTTGAGCAGGAAGGCTTCCGCAATGAGTGCCCTCACGTCCTGCTTCATTTCCTGCCCAAAGCTTAGGCCGCCTGACGGCTGTTCGATGAAAATCGAATCCTGAAGCTTCTGGTCCGCTTCCATGTCCACATAGGTCAGACCGCCAGCATATCGATTGACGGCATCGCGGAAGATTTCCCCTTTGCCGAACATGGGCGGGTCAACCGCCTTCTCGCCCTGCTCCAGAAGGATGCGGGCCAGAGACTGAAGCATGCGG